AGAAAATGGTGATGATATTAAATCAGACCATTTGTATTGTCTATGTGTGGATGTTTCAGAAGGCAAAAACTTGGACTCTTCCACATTCTCGGTGATTGATATATCTACCACACCATACAGGCAAGTGGCAACATATTCGAGTTCATCGATATCCCCAATTCTATTCCCTACGGTGATTGTTAATGCCGCTAGGTTATATAATAATGCTTATGTGTTGGTAGAAATAAACAACAACCCACAGGTAGCAGACTTTATTCATGAAGATTTAGAATATGAAAACCTATTGAAAGTATTTACAGGTAATAAGAAACCACAACAATTATCGGCAGGTTTTGCTCGTGGTATTCAGATGGGACTTAAAATGTCAACTCAAGTTAAACAGGTTGGATGTTCAAACCTTAAAACTTTGATTGAAGGTGACAAGTTAATTGTTCAAGATTTTGATACATATTCAGAACTAACCACTTTTGAACAACACAAAACGTCATTTAAAGCAGCTGAAGGTGCTAACGATGACATGGTTATGTCTTTGGTTATTTTTGCTTGGGCAACCACTCAAAAGTATTTTAGAGAAATTGTTAACCATGATATTCGTAAACAAATTCAGTTAGAAAATATGAACCAATATGATGAAGATGTTTTACCAGCTCCAATCATTGAGGATGGTCGTGAGTCTGAATTTATGATTCAAGGTGGTGATGTTTGGGAGGTGGCCGATGGTGGGGATACTTATGGTAGTTACAGTAAAAGATGGTTTGAAAGACTGTAAAACCGATGAATCATAAATATCTGTATGGTATTATAACTGCCAAAAACACATAATAATTCAAGGAGAATAAAATGGCGTTTCAACTCTCTCCAGGCGTAAACGTTTCCGAGGTCGATTTAACAACTGTTGTTCCTTCGGTTCTGACTACTGCTGGCGCTTTTGCTGGAACATTTTCTTGGGGTCCAGCCAAAAAAATTGTATTAATTGATAGTGAAGTTAGTTTGGCCAAAACTTTTGGCAAACCAACCACAGATTCAGCAACATCATTCTTTACTGCTGCCAGCTTTTTGGCATATGGCAATAATTTGAGTGTGGTTCGTGCAATAAATGAAAACTCAAGTAATGCTTCAGGAAACACGGCTTATCAAGTTCCAAATGCAGATGAATTTCAATATTTGTTTTTAGAAACAGATAATTCTGATGTTTACGGTTCTTTCATGGCTCGTTACCCAGGAGTTTTAGGTAATTCTTTATCTGTTCATGTTTGTGACAATTCAACAAACTATGCAACATGGCAATATAAATCATATTTCCCTAGCGCACCAGGAACTTCAGATTTTGTTTCTAATGCTGGTGGTACAAATGATGAAATGCACGTTGTTGTTGTGGATGCTGGAGGTAAATTTACCGGTACAGCTGGTACCGTATTGGAAACATTTGGTTTCTTATCTAAAGCTTCAGATGCTTCGATAAATGGAACATCAAATTATTACAAACAAGTTATTTTCAACCGTTCTGCATATGTTTATGCTGTAGATCCTGTTGATTATGCAAACACATCATCTTCATGGGGACAATCTTCATCAACAGCATTTACTCAATTGTTAACATCAAAAATAATTCAATTGGGTGGTGGAGTTGATGTTACGGTTACCGATGGTAATTTGGAATTTGGTTATGATTATTTCTCAAACAAAGAATTGGTTGACATTTCTTTGGTATTAACAGGTGATGCTGGCGCAAACGTACAACAATATGTGATAGACAATATTGCAAATTCTCGTAAAGATTGTGTGGCATTTATTACTCCACCACTATCCGCAATCGACACGATTACACAAACTCCAATAGAAGGTATTCAAACTTGGTTGACAAGTTTGGATCGTTCAAGTTCTTATGTTGTTGCCGATTCTGGTTGGAAATATATTTACGACAAATATAACAATGTTTATCGTTATGTACCGTTAAATGGTGACGTTGCTGGTCTTTGTGTTAATACAGATACAGTTCGTGATCCATGGTATTCACCTGCTGGATTTAATCGTGGTGCTGTTAAGAATGTTATCAAATTGTTATGGAATCCAAACAAAACATTCCGTGATACATTGTATGCGGCTGGTGTTAATCCAGTTTGTTCTTTCCCTGGTCAAGGTGTTGTGTTGTTTGGTGACAAAACTTTACAATCTAAACCTTCTGCATTTGATAGAATTAATGTTCGTAGATTGTTTATTGTACTTGAAAAGGCAATTGCCAAAGCGGCACAATATTCATTGTTCGAATTTAATGATGAATTTACAAGAGCACAATTTGTGGCATTGGTAACTCCATTCCTGAGAGATATTCAAGGACGCCGTGGTATTACAGACTTTAAAGTGGTTTGTGATACAACAAATAATACACCACAAGTTATTGATAGTAATCAGTTTGTTGGTGATATTTACATCAAGCCTGCTCGTTCAGTTAATTTCATTCAATTGAATTTTGTTGCTGTTGGTACTGGCGTTGACTTCACAACAGTCGTTGGTGCAGTCTAATAAATACTAACGATAATAGGAGAAATTAAATGACATTCAATGTAGCAGAATTTAGAGCAAATATGATCGGTGACGGAGCCCGTCCCAATCTATTTAAGGTCTCTTTAACATTCCCAACAGTTGCAGCAAACGGTACTGCTGCTAGTCAAAAAACAACTTTCATGGCCAAAACTGCACAGTTACCGGGTTCAACAATTGGTACTGTGCCTGTTTATTATTTTGGTCGTGAGTTGAAGTTTGCTGGCAACAGAACATTTACCGATTGGTCACTACAAATCATTAACGATGAAGATTTTGCCATCCGTAATTCTTTAGAATCTTGGATGAACTCAATTAACAGCCACACCAGCAATGTTCGTAATGGTGCAGCGGTTAATCCTTCATCATATTCAGTTGATGCAATTGTTACTCAATATGGTAAAGCCGGACAAGAATTAAAGTCTTATAAGTTTGTTGGATTATTCCCTGTAGATATTGCAGCAATCGATTTGGATTGGGGTTCAAACGACTCTATTGAAGAATACGGTGTAACATTTGCTTTCCAATATTGGGAATCAAATACAACATCTTAATATGTTTTTATATGGGGGCCTTTGGTCCCCATTTATGTTTACTTGAATTGGATTTTATAAAATATGGCAGCTACTAATAATAAATTTTCTCTCTTTGGTTTTACAATTTCTCGGGACAAAAACGATCTCGAACAATTATCACAACCATCTTTTACGCCACCTTCCAATGAAGATGGTGCTCTTACTATTACCTCTGCGGCATACTATGGTACATATGTAGATTTAGATGGTACGGCCAAGAATGAGGTTGAACTCATTTCTCGTTACCGTGAAATGGCAATGCAACCAGAGATTGAATCTGCAATCGATGATATTATGAATGAAGCAATTTGTCAAGATGACGATGGTAAAATCATTGAGATTGTTTTGGATAATCTAAAACAACCAGAGAAAATCAAAAAAGCAATTAAAGATGAATTTGGCAATATTCTTAGTTTATTAAATTATAAGAATATGGCTCAAGACATTTTTCGTAGGTACTATGTAGATGGTAGATTATATTACAACATTATCATCGACAAAGAAAATCCTACATCAGGTATTAAAGAATTAAGATATATTGATCCACGCAAACTCCGTAAAGTTCGTGAGATTAAAAAACAAAAAGATGAAAGAACCGGTGCTGATGTTGTTAATGTGGTAAACGAATACTACATTTACAACGATAAAGTAGTTACTGGTTCTTCTGCAAACTATGGTCCAGTTGGTGTTCGTATTACTACTGACTCTATTGTTTCTGTTGTTTCTGGACTTATGGATTCTCGTAGAGCTGTTGTGTTGTCTTACTTACATAAGGCAATTAAACCACTCAATCAGTTAAGGATGATTGAAGATGCTACTGTTATCTATCGTATTAGCCGTGCCCCTGAGCGCCGTATTTTTTACATTGATGTGGGTAATCTTCCAAAATTAAAGGCAGAACAATACCTCCGTGACATTATGGTAAAATACAAGAACAAACTCGTATATGATGCCAACACAGGTGAAGTTCGTGATGACCGTAAGTTCTTATCAATGATGGAAGATTTCTGGTTACCTCGCCGTGAAGGTGGAAAAGGTACAGAAATTACTACATTACCTGGTGGTCAAAATTTAGGTGAACTGGAAGATGTTAAGTACTTCCAAAAGAAATTGTATGGTGCCTTGTGTGTACCAATCTCTCGTCTAGAACCAAATCAAGGTTTTTCAATTGGTCGTGTAGCAGAAGTTACCCGTGACGAATTAAAGTTTGCTAAATTTGTAGACCGTTTAAGAATTAAGTTTACAGAATTATTCATTCAAGCATTGCGTACTCAATGTGTATTAAAAGGTATTTGTACTGCTGATGAGTGGAATGAATTTAAACAATATATTCATTTTGATTTTATTAAAGATAATAACTTTAGTGAACTTAAAGAAGCAGAATTAATG